AAAGATGATGCAAAAGCTTTTGATGAAGCAATGGTAATCCTTATGAATGGTACAGGTGTAGGATTTTCTGTTGAACGACAATATGTAAATAAACTACCAGAAATTCCTGATGAAATCTATGATACAGATACAACTATCACTGTTCGTGATTCAAAAGAAGGCTGGGGTAAAGCACTACGTATGCTTATTGCTCTACTCTATTCTGGTGAATTACCAAAATGGGATCTATCAAAACTTCGTCCTGCAGGAACAGTTCTAAAAACATTTGGCGGTCGTTCTTCTGGACCAGCACCACTAGATGAATTATTTCATTTTGTTGTAAATGTATTCAAAGGTGCAAAAGGTAGAAAACTAACATCTATTGAATGTCACGATATTATGTGTAAAATTGGTGAAGTGGTAGTTGTTGGTGGTGTTCGTCGTTCTGCTATGATTTCACTTTCAAATCTATCTGATGACCGTATGAGAAATGCTAAATCTGGTGCTTGGTGGGAACAAAATGTTCAACGAGCACTTTCAAATAATTCTGCTGTATATACCGAGAAACCAGATGTTCATCAGTTTATGCAAGAATGGTTATCATTATATGAATCTAAATCAGGTGAACGTGGAATCTTCTCACGTGAAGCATCTAAAAATGTTTGTAAGAAAAATGGTAGACGTGACCCTGATCATGATTTTGGAACTAATCCATGTTCCGAAATTATTCTACGTCCATACCAATTCTGTAATCTTACAGAGGTTATTGCTCGTGCAGATGATACAGAAAATGATTTAATTGAAAAAGTAAAACTTGCAGCGGTTCTTGGAACTATTCAATCTACATTCACTCATTTTCCATATCTAAGAAAGATTTGGAAAAAGAATACTGAGGAAGAAAGATTGCTTGGTGTTTCTATTACTGGTATCTATGATTGTCCTTTATTGAATGATTACAAAGATCCATCATTACCAGGACGATTAGAGATGTTGCGTCAAGTTGCTGTTGATACTAATAAAGAATTTGCTGAAATGTTAGGTATTCCACAGTCTGCTTCTGTTACATGCGTCAAACCATCAGGCACAGTTTCTCAGTTAACAGATTCTGCTTCTGGTATTCACGCAAGACACGATCCATATTATTATCGTCGTGTTCGTAATGATAATAAAGACCCATTGACACAATTTCTTATTGATGCAGGCGTTCCAAATGAACCAGATGTAACTAAACCATATGCAACTACAGTGTTTACATTTCCAAAGAAAGCACCAGAAAGTGCATTATCAAGAGGTGATATTTCTGCAATTGACCATCTAGAACTTTGGTTGATGTATCAAAGACATTGGTGTGAACATAAACCTTCTGTTACTATTTCAGTAAAAGAAGATGAATGGCCAACAGTTGGTGCTTGGGTTTGGGAACATTTTGATGAGATGTCTGGTGTATCATTTTTACCTCACGATGGTGGAACATATCGTCAAGCACCATATGAAACAGTATCAGAGGAAAAGTACAATGAATTATTAGAAATTATGCCAGAAAGTTTTGATTGGACTTCATTTGAAGAGAATCAAGATAATGTTGAAGGTGTTCAGACATTAGCTTGTACTGCAAATAACTGTGAAATCTAGAACTAAATAGGGGCAGAGAAATCTGTCCCTTTTTTTTAGGAGAAATATATGTCTACCTTAGTTACTAACTTACCCGCAACAGATGTTTGGGTTAGAAAAGAATATTTAAGAGACCATATAGATGGTCACGGTGAATTTGTTAAAGGAGTTTGGGTTTCTGCTAAATCTATTCCTGGAAGAGCATTTTATTTTGAAACATATTTACCAGAATATGGTGCATTGTTTGACAAGTTACCAATCAGTGCTTTTATCGTTAGAGAAAATGATAATGAAGCACCAACATTACCAAATCCAGATTTAGATTTGAAAAACTTACAATTTTGGAATTGTATGGATTGGGGGGTTGTTTCAATACATAAACAATTTATTGGCTCTATGGATTTTGAAGTAAATACTAAAAACTTTGGAACTATGAATGCCACATATATAGCAACATTAGATAACTATCATTCAATTAGTGACGAAGTAGATTGGTCTACATCAGAAAAACCTTCTGAACATAAAAGTTTTAATTTACTTGAATTAGAAAATGGTCAATTTTGTTTATATCCAAATAACAGAATGAGAGTAATAGACATTAGTTTATCTCCAGAAAAACTTTTGAAACCAGATTTTAAGGTTTCAAGTGTTTACTATTCTGTTGAAAATGAAAATAAATGGGGAAGATTAGGTGACACAGAAGATTATTTTTGGAAAACAGAAAAAGAAAAAGAGGAAATATGAAAGAACTTTTAAGAGAATTATTTTTAATAATGGAAGATAATATATCAGATTCCAAAGAGAGATATGACATTTATCAACAGTTTATTTCACATCTATTTGAAGTTGATAGTGAAATTTTAGAATATCTTTTAGATAATAATGATGAATTTTCTGATGCTTATCGAGATTATGTTGCTGAAATAGAGGCAGAAGAAGAGGAATAAATAATACCATTGATGAAAGGATGGTATTATGTGGTTATATAATAATAAAGATATTACTGAAGATGATATAAAAGGCTATGTTGGTTTTGTTTATCTGATTGAAAATCTAGATAATAATATGTATTATATTGGTAAGAAATCATTAAAGAAAACAAAAGTATATCAGAAAAATAAAAAGAAAAAAAGAATGCTTGTTGAATCAGATTGGAAAGATTATACTGGTTCTAACGACTTACTAAATGAACACATTGAATCTGGTAATAAAATAAGAAAAACAATAATCAGAATGTGTAGAAACAAAACTGAGATGAGTTATTATGAAGCAAAAGAACAATTTTCTCGTGATGTTCTGCTTGATAAAAACTCATATAACCAATGGATAATGGTGAGAGCAAGAAAGTCTAATTTAATGATTGACAAATAGAACTTACCTTGATATAATCTAACTACAATAGGAGATTTAAATGGAACATATCAAAATTGTAGTTAATAGTTCTGGTAAAGGTGATGAATTATATGTGTTATTTGAGAAATACACAAATAAAGTGATTTCTATCAATCAGTATCATAGTCTGATCGATAGAACTGAAACTATAACTAAAGATAATGGTTCCTATGGTAGTTTATTAAATATAGCAAGGAAAACTTTAAATGGCAAGTAATTTTATTCGTGTTATGGATTTTATGAATAACTTTAAACAAGAAGTTAAATATAATCCAGAATTTCCAGATGAAAAAGTCCAGAAACTCAGGATTTCTCTTATTGAAGAAGAGTTAGAAGAGTTGAAAGAAGCAATTGAAAATAAAGATATAGTAGAAGTTGCTGATGCTCTTACTGATATTCTTTATGTTACATATGGTGCAGGTGCTGCATTTGGCATTGACTTAGACAAATGTTTTGAAGAAGTTCATAACAGCAATATGTCTAAGCTTGATAGAGATGGACGGCCAATCTATCGTGAGGATGGAAAGATTCTAAAAGGTCCAGATTATTTTGAACCTAATCTTGAAAAGATTGTAAAAAATGGTATACAAAAATACTAGTGACATAAAATCACCTTGTGTTGATATTTGTAAAGTAGATTCTCAAACACGATTATGTATTGGATGTTATAGAAGTATAGATGAGATTTCTGTTTGGAAGTCTTTATCTGAATCTGAAATAGAAAATATTATTAGTGAATTAGAATCAAGAAAAAATGAATATACCACCAAAACAATCAGAAAAAACTAGACACTCAAGATATATTAATACACTATCCCAAATAGCAATTAATGTAGAACCTGTAGCACAAGCAAGAATCGCTGCAGGTATAGTGTATAGAAATAATTTGATTTCAATTGGCGTAAATAGAAGTAAGACACATCCATTTCAAAAAAGATATTGTAAGAATAAAGATGCTATTTATCTTCACGCAGAGACAGATGCTATTAAAAATGCTATAAATAAAATAGATTTAGAAAAGTTTTCAAATTCTATACTTTATATTTGTAGAGTAAAAATTTATAAAAAGAAATTTGTATTTGGTCTTGCTAAACCTTGTGATGGTTGTATGAAAGCAATATCAACATTTAATATAAAAAAAGTATATTACACATTAGACAATGGAGGATATGACTTGTTATGAAAAATGTAGTTTTATATACAAAATCTGAATGTGTTTTTTGTAATAATGCAAAAGCACTACTAACAATGAATAATATAAAATATACAGAAAAACATTTAGATAGAGATTTTACTCGTGAAGAAATCAAAGAAAAATATCCCACACAAAAAACTTTTCCTGTAGTTCTTATCAATGAACAATTCATTGGTGGATATACTGAGTTATTTGACCGTTTGCGAGGAAAAGATGAATGAGTTTGAAGCACAAAAACAAATCTCTGCTGCCTATAATGAAGGCAAAAGAGATGGTGAAGAACTTGCATATGAAATATTGAAACAAGTTCGTGAGATCGTGAACACTTATGGTTCAAATGAAGACCGAGATATGTTAACACCAGCCTTAATTGAATTTCTGGAAAGTTTGATGAATGACTAAATTTGAATCATATTTCATTGAAAACATCATTCCAATTATTCTTATTGGTAATATGTTTTTATTCATTTCTTGGATGGTAGACGGTCTAGTATATACTCCATTATTAGTTTCACATATCTTAGCAGTATTATATTGTGGTTATAAATTTTTCAATAGAGGAAACAATGTCTGATACAATTTTTGATTTGGAACAAAAGATTCTTCAGTTTGCTAACATCCTAGATGATTTGGAAACTTTTGTATCAAAAATAGAACAAAAAGATAGGTATAAAATTGATACTGAAATCTCACATATCATTGGATTTTATCATTTTAAATATAATGATTTGTGGAACACATTTGAACAACATACAAAAGATTATCATAAAAAGAAATCAAATGTGTATGATGATTTACCATCGGATGTAGAACCACAAGAATATAAAGATGACCCACAAGG